GCCGCTACGGGGGGCAAGATGGCGGCATGACCAGCGCAACGCGTTGTCTCAAAACCATGCCCCGGTACACCATCGACACTGGCTATGAAGCCCCGGCGGTTTACGCTTGGGCGCGGAAACAGGGGTTCGACCAGGTGGCCCCGATCAAGGGCCTCGAAGGCTTCAACCGCGCGACACCGGTGTCGGGGCCGACCTTTGTCGATGCCACCATCGGTGGCAAACGTCTGCGTCGCGGGGCACGGCTGTGGTCAGTGGCCACGGCGACGTTCAAGACCGAAACCTATCGCTTCCTGCGACTGGAACGGCCCAGTGACGAAGACCGGGCGCTAGGCGTGCTGGACGCCCCCGGCACCGTGCATCTGCCCGACTGGATCGACACCGAATGGCTGAAGCAGCTGGTGGCCGAACAGCTGGTCACGGTGCGCAACAAGCGCGGCTATGCCCACCCTGAATGGCAGAAGATGCGGGAACGCAACGAGGCGCTGGACGCCCGCGTCTATGCGCGTGCCGCGGCCTGGATCATGGGCGCGGATCGCTGGGACGAGGCGACCTGGCGACGGCTGGAAGCGCAGGCCGGGGTGGAAACGCGCCTAGCGCCGCCCGTCACGACAACTGAACCGGCGGCCCCCACCCAGCCCAAGGCCGGAACACCGACCACGCCACGGCGCAAACGCCGGGCCTACACACCGAACTTCATGAGGGACTAAGATGGATCTGGAACGGATGCGCGCCCTGTTGGCAGCACTTCAGGAGGCACGCTACGCGGGTGTCCGCTCGGTCAGCTACGACGGCAAATCGATCAACTATGGCTCGGACGCGGAGCTGGCGAATGCCATCAGCGATCTGGAAACCCGCATTGCCACCGCCACCTCCGGCACCCCGCGTCGTCGGCGTTGGGGCACCGTGGCCTCGAAGGGCCTGTGATGGCATTCGAAGCGTTCCGCCAGCGCATCGGCAGCATCATCGGCGGGTTTGACGCGGCGCAAGCTCATCGCCGCTTACGCGGGTTCCGTGCATCCCGCGCCCATGTGAACACGCTGATCGCGGCCTCGGGCGACACGATCACCGCCCGGGCGCGCTGGCTGGTCCGCAACAACGGCTATGCCGCAAACGCGGTGGAGAGCTTCGCCAGCAATGTCGTCGGCGATGGCATCAAACCCTCATCGACCATCGCAGATGCCGCCAAGAAGGAAGAGTTGCAGGCGCTGTGGCTGGCCTGGACCGACGATGCTGACGCCGAAGGACTGACGGATTTCTATGGCTTGCAGCGCCGAGCGGCGCGCGAGGTGTTCCTGTCGGGTGAGGTGTTCATTCGCATCCGGCCGCGCCGCACCGAAGACGGTCTGACCGTTCCCCTTCAGTTGCAAATGCTGCCCGCAGAAATGCTGCCGCTCGACATGAACCGGACACTGCCAGGCGCTGGGCTGATCCGGCAGGGCATCGAGTTTGACGGCATCGGCCGCCGCGTCGCCTATCACTTCCTGCGCCGCCACCCCGGCGATCTGACCGATCCGGGGCTATCCGGCGAAACCGTGCGCGTGCCAGCTGGCGACGTGATCCACGTCCTCGACCCGGTCGAGGCTGGCCAATTGCGCGGCGTTTCGCGGTTCGCCGCCGCCATAGTGAAGCTGTTCACGCTCGATCTTTACGATGACGCCGAACTCGAGCGGAAGAAAATCGCGGCGATGTTCGCGATGTTCATCACGTCGCCCGCCCCGGAAACGCCGCTGGAGCCGACCGAGGAGGATCTGGAGGTCGAACCCGGCCAGGTCGTGCGTCTCGATCCCGGCGAGGATGTGTCCACCCCGGCCACGCCCGACTCCGGCGGCACTTATGAGCCGTTCCAGTACCGGACCCTGCTGCAAATCGCAGCGGCACTGGGCGTGCCCTATGGTTATCTGACCGGCGACACGGCGAAGGGCAACTTCTCGAACACGCGGATTTCGCTGATCGAATTCCGCCGCCGGATATCCGCCTGGCAACATGGCGTGCTGGTCTATCAGCTCTGCCGCGCCGTCTGGGTGCGCTGGATGGACACCGCCGTGCTGTCGGGCGTGCTGGACCTGCCCGGCTATGACAGCCAGCGCCGCCAATATCAGGCCTGCGCCTGGCTACCGACCAAATGGGACTGGATCGACCCGATGAAGGACGCCTCGGCGGAGATCCTGCAGATCGAAGCCGGGCTGAAATCCCGCACCCAAGCGCTGGCCGAGCGAGGATACGACGCCGAACAAGTCGACCGCGAAATCGCCGCCGAGCGCAAACGCGAACGCGATCTGGGCCTCGACTTCCGGCGGCCGGGGTCACCCGCGCAGGGGCCGGGCGCGGTTACCAGCAATGATGATGACGGCGACAGGGAAAACCAGCGCGACAGCACTGACGAAGACGGTGCGGGCGACGAACCGACGAAACCCGCCACAAAGGAAGGCGCATGATGCACCACGCTCAGATCGCCCAGCGCGCTTTCAACACGCCATTGTTGGTCGATCCGGCCAAGGCGCTGTCATTCCTGTCCGGGCTGGGGCCACGCATTACCGGGCAGGAGATTACCTTCCAGGGCCTCAAGGTGGATGACGTTGACCAGACTGTCGCCAGCCTGCCTGCCCGGGCTTCGCTGTTTGGCAATGACCTCGCCCAGCGCCACCAGCGCAATGGTACCCAGCCCTTCAGCATGATTGACGGCATCGCGGTGATCGAAATCGCGGGAACGCTGGTTCATCGCGGCGCGTGGATCGGCCAATCCTCTGGTTTGACCTCATATGAAGGGATTGCCGCGCAGTTGCAGGCAGCGCTGGCCGATCCCGGCGTGCGTGGCATCGCGTTGGACATCGACAGCTTCGGCGGCGAGGTGGCCGGGGCTTTCGATCTGGCAGACCGCATCCGTGCCGCCCGGGCGCAAAAGCCGGTCCACGCCTTTGTTGCCGAACATGCCCTGTCGGCTGGCTATGTCCTGGCAGCACAAGCCGACCGGATTGTCCTGCCCCGCACAGGCGCTGTCGGCAGCATCGGCGTTGTCGCACTGCACACCGACATGAGCGGCGCGCTGGACCAGAAGGGCATCGCGGTCACGCTGATCCACGCAGGGGCGCACAAGGTCGATGCGAACCCGTATCAGCCCCTGCCCGAAGCGGTGCACAACCAGATGCAGCGTGAGCTGGAGGTTGTGCGCTTCCTCTTCGCGGAAACCGTCGCTGCTGGGCGAGGGGATCGGCTGACCCACGCCGCCGCACTGGCCACTGAAGCCGCCGTGTTCCGCGGGACCGAGGCCATCGCCGCCGGTCTGGCCGATGATCTCGCCGATCCCGTCGACGCCTTCCACGCCTTCGCCGCCGCACCCCGCGGCACAACCTCCCCCAGCAGAAAGGGTCCACAGATGACCACCACGCCCATCGAAACTCCGAACCCAGCACCAGTTGTCGTTCCTCCTGCGGCAATGCCTGCCGTCGCGGCCGCACCCGCGACGCCCGAACCGCCGGTGAACGCGGCAGCGCCCGTCACTACCACCATGACCTCAGACGCCATTCGCGCCGAGGCCGCCGAGGTGGCGCAGGTTTGCGCGCAGGCTGCCAGGCTGGGCGTGACCATCGACGCCGCCGACGCAGTCACCAAGGGCCTCAAACCCGAAGCCCTGCGCGCCCGGGTACTGGCTGACCTTGCGGCCCGCAGCGATGCCGCTGGCATCATCGCGACCGCCCCGGCTGCGGCGGCCAAGGAAAGCCCCATCGTGGCGGCCGCCAGGAAAACCGCGACCGACGCCAAGCGCTGAACCAGCGCCCCTTCCCCATCCCCCAAACCATGGAAACTGACCAATGCCCGTCCTGACGGAACCGCCCAGCATGGGCGATGTCCTCAAATATGAGGTCAACCCGAACTACACCCGCGAGGTGATCACCCTGCTCATTGGCACCAACTATCCCCCCGGTGCCGTCCTCGGCCGGATCACTGCCAGTGGCAAATACACCTTGTCGGCAGCGACCGGCGCAGACGGTGCGCAGGTCGCCGTCGCCGTGCTGCTCTACCCCGTGAATGCCACGCTGGCCGACGCGGTCGGCATCGTGCTGGTCCGTGGCCCTTCCATCGTATCGCGTGCGGGCCTGGCCTACGAGGGCACCGTCAACGACGCGGCCAAGATCGCCGCGAAGATCGCCCAACTCGCCGCTGTCGGCATCATCGCCCGCGACGGCGTCTGACGCTTGGCGTCAGCCCCTTCCCCCTTCATCCCCCGGAGCACCCCATGACCATCGTTCGCAATCCCTTTGACGCTGGCGGTTATTCGCTGGCCGAAATGACGCAGGCCATCAATATCCTGCCAAACCTCTACACCCGCCTTGGCCAGATCGGCCTCTTCCGCTTTGAAGGCGTCACCCAACGGTCGGTTATCATCGAGCAATACGAGGGGGTGCTGAACCTGCTTCCCTCTGTCCCCCTCGGCGGCCCCTCCACTGTCGGCACGCGCGAGGGGCGGTCGATGCGCAGCTTCGCGCTGCCGTGGATCCCGCATGACGACGTGATCCTGCCAGGCGACATTCAGGGCCAACCCGCGCTGGGCGTTTTCGACGGCGCCGATCCGCTGGTCGAGGTGATGAACCGCAAGCTGCAGCTGATGCGGCGCAAGCATGCCCAGACCCGCGAATACATGGAGATGAACGCCCTGCGTGGCATCGTCAAAGACGGTGCTGGCACGACCCTCTACAACTACTTCACCGAATTCGGGCTGGCGCAAATCTCGGTCGATTTCCTGCTGGGCACCGCTGGTACCCTTGTCCAAAGCAAGGTCCGCGAGGTTTTGCGGGCAATCGAAGACAACCTCCTCGGCGAAAGCATGTCGGACGTGCACGCCCTCGTCAGCCGCGAATTCTTCGACAAACTGATCGCGCACCCCAAAACCGAGGAAGCCTACAAGTTCTACGCCGCCACCGGCGCGCAGCCATTGCGTCAGGATGTGCGCCGCAACTTCCCCTTCGCGGGCATCGTCTTCGAGGAATATGCGGGCACCGTCACGCTCTCGACCAAGGCCACCGAACGGCTGGTTCCGGCGAACGAGGGCATCGCGTTCCCCTTGGGCACGATGGACACGTTCACGACCTATGGCGGCCCGGCCAACCTGCTGGAGGCGGCCAACACCATGGGCCTGCCGCTCTACGCCCGCCAGCACCTCGACGAGAAGGGCCGCTGGATCGACCTGATGACCGAAGCCTCGATCCTGCCGGTGAACAAGCGGCCGCGCATCGCGATCCGCATCCACACCTCGAACTGACGTCATTCATCATGTCAGTTTTCGAGGCGGCGCTTGGCCGCATCTTCGGCAATCCTTCGATGGCGGTGGCGGGGGTTTGGATCTCCGCCACCACTTCCGAGGAACGCTCGATCCACGTCATACGCCGCGCCCCGGACCGCATCACTGATTTCGGGGCGGCCCGCTTTGTCAGCGACACTATGATGGTGGATGTGCGCGTGTCAGACTTGCCCGACCCCCGCACGGGCGATCTGATCGTGATCGGGGCCGACAGCTTCACCATTCAGGGCGAGCCGGTGCGCGACCGCGAACGCCTGATCTGGTCGCTGGACCTGCGCCCATCATGAAGTTGAAGATCGCATTCGATCCCGACATCGTCGCCCTGATGCAGGCCGAAATCGCCGCCGGGGAAAAGGCAGTGTCCTCCGCCATGCGTGAAGCTGGCACCTCCCTGAAATCTGCCTGGCGCGGCCAGATCACCGGCGCGGGGCTGGGCACCAGGCTGGGCAACTCTATCCGCCTCGCCAATTTTCCCAAATCCGGTGACAGCCTGAACGCCGCCGCGCTGGTCTGGTCCAACGCCCCGGTGATCATCGGGGCGCATGACAGTGGGCCGCTGATCCGGTCAAAGGATGGGTTCTGGCTGGCGATCCCCACTCCAGCGGCCGGGAAAAGCACCAAAGGCGGACGGATCAACCCCGGCGAATGGGAACGTCGCACGGGGCTACGGTTGCGCTTCATCTACCGGCGCAGGGGCCCGAGCCTGCTGGTGGCCGAGGGGCGGCTGAACAGCAAGGGGCGCGCCGTGGCGTCACGGTCCAAAACCGGACGCGGGCTGACCACCGTGCCGATCTTCCTGCTGGTGCCGCAGGTCAAGCTCCGCAAGCGGCTCGATCTGGCGCGGGATGCAGAACGCGCTATCGACGGTTTGCCGGGGCGGATCGTGGCGGGTTGGATTTCGTGATGCGTTGAAATCAATCACTTTTTGTTATCACCGCTTTCCCGTCTGGACGACTGCAGGTTACTAAGACTGTCCCGTCGGAAGCCACAAACCTCACTATCCGCATAATGTCTGTTTCGACCACGTTGATTGGTGCAACCCCCAGCTCTGACGCTGTTCGGCGAATCAACGACAGGCAGTCGTCGAAGCTCATATTCATAGAGTTTGACACTGGCCGGTCGGAAGAAGGCGAATCATCGTCTGTAGGACTTGAACCACCTGGAACTTCTCTTGTGGGATCGATTGCTGCAGGATTGCTCTGCCCCCGCCAAAGAACAACCGCTGCAAGAACAGCAGCGAGTACAGAGCCAGCCAGAAGCACGACCCCAAGCTGTCTAATGGTCGCTCTGTACCGGGGCACGGTTTTGAGACAACGCGTTGCGCTGGTCATGCCGCCATCTTAACCCCCGTAGCGGCTTCGGGTT